TCAAACTATTACTCATACGAACAATAGCGTCTTTTTCTTTTTTTAGTTCAGGACTAGCGTCAATTATCTTATCCAAATTACTAATTGCTTTTTTAGATAAAGCATTTTTTAGCATATCGATAAAAAATTCTTTTAATACTTTTTTGTTTTCTTTTACAAATTTTCTGTTCATAGTTTTTTCCTTACTAATAAATATCAAGTTTTAAGATTTTTGTATATTTGGTCGTTGTATTTGATTTTGATTTGATTGACTGGATTTTTTGATTGCTTCGGATTCTTTTTGTTTAGCTTCCACGAGTTTCTGAGCATAGAATCTTCTCAATGGAACTGGCATATTATACAAGTCATTGTGATTAAATCCGTTGCCGTAGTAAGCTATATTGAATAGCTCTTCGTGTATGGCCGCCCTATTACTCGGCGGCTGGCCAAAAAAAGTCAATCCCGAGTGGAACATCTAATGTGTGTAGATTTCCTGTTTGACTCGTGTAGTCAAACTTCAACTCAATGTCGGGTGTGATTTTTTCTAAATGTGTTCTATATGCTCTTGTATCGAGTGCTAAGAATTCATTATCAACGAAATTGTCAATTGTTTTCTGGTCGGTTTTGTCATCAACGGACACGATTTGATGCTTTAACCTTGTTGTTAGATTGTTTGAAACTCCTGTAAGCTTTTCAACTTTTTCATAATCTTTAAGAATTTCTGCTATATTGTTCTCATCTTTTTGTGTTAGTAATTTAAATCCAATAACTCTTTTACTATTAGGTAAGTCAAATGAAAAATTATTTCCATTTGCAAATAATTCTGTATCTATTGGTTTGTTTTCTAACTTGGTTAAATCTACAACGTGTTCAACTCTTTCATTGGTATCGGGGTCTATCAATGTAATTCCATAATCTTTTCCGTATCCTAAAATACGAGTTCCAACCATAATTGCATTTTTATCACCGATTAACATATCGTTTAATTTAACTTTCGGATTTGCAATTACTGATTCTAACAATTTAGTAATCACTACACCCTTTTCTATTAGATTTGTGGAAGTTAAGATATCTTCCTCTTTTGCTGTCATATATTTGACATCTATTGTTCCGCTACGCAAAGGACTATCTTCAGGGTATAATAATCCCTGTGATGGTAAAGATAGAACCTCAGTAGGAAATCCGTACTGATTTTCACTCATTCGTGTTTACTCCTTGATTAATTAAGATTAATAACTTATTATTTTTTCATTATCTTTTCAGCACCTGCGATACCGAAAGAACCTAATGTTACGAATACAAACGAATTGTATACCATATCATTTATAACTAAATCTTGTCCCCATATTCCTGTTGCTAAATCAACAACTGCGAATAGAGTCATTACTGCAAATGATGCGAAACCAATTATTGATTTCTCATTGTAATCATTTTCATCTTTAAAAACTTCCCACATAATTTTTCTCCGTTAGAATTCTAGTATAGCGTAATCATATTGCATTGTTAGTGCGATATCAACAACATCATTAGATGCGAAATCTAAGTCATTGAAATTAGCTTCTGTGATAAATGCACCTTTTAAAATCCATTGTTCAACCTTTTCTCCATTAGGACTTAATAGATTGAAAGTAATATCTTTTTTATATTCTGATGAATATCCGTCAACACCCGTTACTGATTCGTGATGTTGTCGTATCCACTCATTTACTGATTGTGCTCCTGATGGAACAATTGGGTCATATAAAGTTACTGCAAGTGGTGCCCAAGTTGCTTTACCTTTAATGTATCGTTTTACATTGATATGGTCTAAAGTAACTGTTTCAAATGCTATTGATGGTCTTGCCATTGTTTTAACAAGATATGCTGGTATTCCGTCTATCTCCATGATAAACCTATTTTTCATTTTAGGTTCAAAAGGTGTAAAAAATATTTCGTTTGGGTCTGCAAATGCCACTTTAATTCTCCTATAAGTTTTCGTATTCAGTAATAAATATAAGAAAATGAAAAAAAGTGAATACCTAATATGATATAGTTTTAGAAGTTTTATTGAAGTTTTATAAGAAAAAGCTTGACATTAATGCGTGTAATGCGTATATTTGTATGTAATGATTAATGAAAGGATAGTATAATTATGGATATGGCAACATTTGCTATGGGTTGTATGAGTTATGAAAACCAGAGAAATCAAGGTAATCTACCCGAACACGACCAAGAATTCCAAGCCGAAACTGGCATTGGACCAGTCTACAATATGGGTAGACCACAAACGAGAACTGAACAAAGAGAAGCTCTCGAAGAAGATGGAAGAATGACCCACGACGAGATTGAAGAGTGGTTAGATAGTTTGGAACAATAAAAATAATTAAGAAAAAGCTTGACATTAATGAAAAGATTTACTATATTATAGTGTAATGATAATGAGAAAAGGAAAAAATATGATTGAAAATAATGAAACGATTACGACTGATACTGAAAGTATTTATATGAGAGATTTTGCTGATACGCAAGTTCCGAGAGCTTTTGGTTATGACAATAGGACATTTACTATGAATGTCTATCAATATGCACACAATCCTATGGAATTGTATGACGCTAATCAGAATCAACCGGCTTTTGTCTTAAATGACTACTTGGCTCCTGATAACGAGTTTGCTATGTGGAAAGGTATTCCAATGAGATTAAGGTGGAATCCTGTGGTTAGGGCTATGATGATGACTGGTAATTTTAGAATTAAGTATCGTGGTTGTAGTAAAACACATTACGGCTATGAAAGAGCTCAAGGTTATTGTTTGGCTGAATACGCTGATACATTTGCTATTTACAATAAATAAATTTAACAAAAAAGGAAAATAGATTATGATTGAAATTAAACAACAAATTAGTGGATTAACTTCACTACAAGAATTAAATGAGTTATCTTCTTACATTAATAATTGTAAGACCAACTTAGGACGAACTTCACTATCGGTTGGTGCTGATGTATATGTAGTTCAGAAGACTAAGAGGACACCAGGAGTTATTAAGAAGATAAATACAACACGAGCTGTTGTTGTGATGAATGGTAGAACTTACAATGTTCCATTCGCTATGTTAGAATTAATGTAAAGAAAAAGCTTGACATTACCAATATAATGTTGTATATTATATAGTAATGATTCGTGGGTTGCCGATGACTACGATAATTTGGAATCGGTTTAGTGGGTTGTGAGTGACTACTTATTTGGAACTCTCAAATATTTATTCCGTCTTCTCTTACACAAAAAACCCCCGATATTTTCGGGGGTTTTTCTTATCTTGTGTTGATTTTTTAATCTAACCTAGTCTGCAAATGCTGCACCTGTTGGTTGGACTACGAAATCTAAGACTATGAACTCAGCTGTTCTGGTTGGTTGTATGAATATCTGACCAACTAATTGGTTTCTATCCACAACATCTGGAGTATTATTACTATCGTCCATTACCACCCTAAACGCTGTTAATCCTGAGTTTGCTTGAACTTCTTCCATATATGGATTCACTATATTTAAGAAACGATTTCTTAAAGCTGTTGTATTTTGTTCAAACACTAAGAATCTTGAAGATGATGCGATGAACTTTCTCAAGTTAATCAATAATCTTCTTACATTAATTCTGTCTAGTGCACTTGGTTTACCTTGTAGTGTTTTCTGTCCAAACACGACTACACCTTGACCTGGGAAAGTTGCGATAGGATTAATACGATTTTCGTATAAATCATCTCTTTCTAAGTTGGTTAGTCTTGTTTTTGCTTCTAACACTTCTGTTAATCCACCACGATTTAGACCTGCTGGTGCGAACCATTCTTGTCCTATTCTATCGTTGTTGGAATAAACACCTGGCAATACTACTGAAGGTGGAACCCAAGTAGGTTTATTCTTTACTGAATCAAGTATTTTAACCCACGGATAGTATGTTCCGACATAATTAGTATCTAATGTCTTTACATCATCAATTGCTCCTTGAATTGTTCTTCCGTAAGATGAACCATCCATTATGAAGAAAGCGTCTGCTCTATCTTCAATTTTATCAATTGCGTGATTTGTTACACTTGAGTGTAATTGGTGAATAATACCTGGAATTGCTAACAAGTTAATATCAAATTCGTCTGGATTTGAAATTGCGTTGATTGCTCGTTTGAATGCGACTGAACCACTTGATAGTGAATTAGTCATATCAAAACCTTGTGAGTTTCCTGCTACAATGTTTGTTCCAGTTTTGTTTTCCAGTGCTGGATTTGAACCATCAAAACCTTCTTGGAAAGGAACTGCGAACTTTAATTGTCTGTAATCTGAACCACTCAATGATAATGGATTATCACCTGCTGAGTATTGTGTACCCAATGTTGATGCGTCATTATGTCCAAAACAATCTTCTAAACTCATCGTAATATTATTTCCTACTGCTGCACTTGCTGGTAATGGTTTCAAATATTGTTGACTATCAACACTATTGAAATCAAAACCATAATATACATTTTGGTCAAATTGACCACGACTATTTAATTGTCCACGACCTGTTGCGTCACTTGTTGTTCCAACATATGAAGCACTTGGATATGATGCTGCTACTGTACTTCCACTCGGTATAGATGTTGATACATCAATAGCGTTTGGTTGAAGTGGTGCTCCAAATCCCATAGGAACTAATTCCTCTGCTAGACCTGTTAGATTACTATAATCACTAATGTAAACATATTTAGACTGATTTGGATAATCACCATTGTTGGTTAATTTACCACTTGAATCTATTGTTGTGTATCTATCACCGACTCTTAATGGTAGGTAATTTGCTGAATCTTCATCTAAGTTCAAATTGTCAAAGCTTTCTAAAATTACTCCATTGTCATTTTGACCTGGATTATTTATGATAACTTGTAAACTAAATGAACCATAATCACTACCTGCTACATCAACTGCTCTTTTAACATTTGATATACCGACACGATACTTGGAATTCATATTAGTTCCGTGTGATTGTGTGTTTACTTTAAATAAATCAGTTCTTGCACTATTCCTTAATTGTGATTGGATTGTAGGTGTAGTTGCTACTTTGTAATCAAATGAAAAGACTTCAGCAGTATCTACTGCCGTACTACCACTCTGAATCGTTACTGAACCACTTGCGCCACTAAATGAAGGTAAGTTTTGTGTGTTTTGGAAATTAGAATACACATAAAGTGGTTGAGTTGTGTCTTGTGGATTTGAACTAAATACTTTTGTAATGTAGTTTGCTGAGCTTGAATCAAACGATAATGCAGTACTTGTTACTGCGCCAGTAGTATTCAATGCTGCTCGTAATGTAAAATCACTAGCTGAAACTGCTGATGTTAATATGTAAGCATTTTCTGCAGCTGCAAAGGAAGATGTTCCTTCACTATCTGTTGCGCCTCGTGAAGGTTTTAGAACTGCAGCAACTTTATGTCCTACTGAACTACTGATACACAATACAAGACTGTCGTTTGCGTATCCCCCTAAATGTAAAACTCTCACGATTGTCACGGTTCCTGCACTTCTTAAATATTGTTTTGCAGTGAAAGGAACATAAAAATCTTGATTTTCTTTTCCGAAAATTTGTTCAAATTCACCTAAAGTTCTAACTGCAGTTGGAACGAATGCTGGACCCATTTCTGTTGGTCCTATTAATGCTGCTCCAATTTCGCTAATTCCTTGAGGTAAGAATGATAAATCTTTTTCTCTGGTGAATACACCAGGGCTTACTATACGTTCGGCCATTATTTTTCTCCCGTTAATTTATTATCTTAAAGATAATTTATACTACTATAAATATAATACTGTAATCCCAAAATGTATCAATTGGGTAAAATAAACTACTTTTCTGGTGTAAATGTACCAGTATTTATGTCTAAATTACCAACACCATACTTTTCAGTCAATTCACCTACCAATTTAGTTTCACCTTGTTGAATTTCTACATATTGAGTTTCGAAACGAAGTTTTTCGTTTTGAATATTATCTAATCGTTGTTCAGTTTGCATACGGGCTATTTCTAATTTACCCAATGATAACTCAACATTAGCATATGATTGTTTCAAATTCATTAATGAATCTATCTCTTGTTGTGTGAATTTTACTTCTTTTGACTTTTTTGCCATTATAACTCCTTCATTTAGTTATATATAAATATAAAACTATTTGTTCAAACACTCACAATTTTCTTCAATATGTTTGATTTTTTT